GCCAACACCACTCAAGGTGATTGCGGAACACCTCTGCTGATGGCTTCTGGAGACCTCATAACGAAATGTATTGGTATTCATGTTGCTGGTTCGCTCTCGAAGACCAACCCTGTTGGTCTAGCGGTTAGAGTTTCTAGAGAGATGATTGAGGAGGCACTTGGTGAACACTTGAAGAAGAACTCTTTTGTAGCTGAGAGTTGTTTGATCGAACGTCTTGAAGAATCAGAATGTCCAAATCTTGTCAGCATTGAGAAGGTTCCAATTAACGCTAGAGTTCATCTGAGCTCTAAGAGCAAGTTGAAACCTTCCATTATATCTGAGTTTTTGCCTTTTTCCACCACCAAACAACCCGCGATTTTGTCTGTCCTGGACGAAAGGTCTAAAGGCAAAGATCCTGTGGAGGAAGCCATATGCCGATTGGCAAAAGCGCCGAAGGTCTCATTAGATCAGGAAACACTTGATGTATGCGCTGATGATCTTTTCGAGCATTTGAATTCCGCCTTGGACTATTCGAAGACAGGCGGTTTTCGAGAATTAACTTTCGAAGAAGCCGTTTTTGGCATTCCAGGAGCACTTTCCTCAGTGGTCACGTCGACTAATGCAGGATCTCCTTATTGCTATTTTGTCAACAAGACTGGTAAGCGAGAGCTTATCTGGTTTGATAGGGGAGAGGGCAAAGTCAATCCAATGTTTCGGAGTCACGCTCTGGACACATACCGGCGAGTCCGGAATGGCGAAAGCTTAGACAAAGTCTTCTTAGGTTTTCAAAAGGATGAAGTCAGATCTGTCAGCAAAATAGAAGATGTCAACACTCGAATCACGTATTCAAATGATGTGACTTACAATGTGGTCTGTCGAATGCTTTTTGGATCCATGGTTGTTGCTTTCAATAGCAGCTTCCCCTCTCATGCATATGCTTTGGGTATTAACCCTAGTTCTCATGATGCAAACAAAATTTATCATCGAGTACGAAAGAACTCGGACCGATTGGTGGCAGGTGACTTTAAGGAGTTTGACTTGCGCCACCAAAGGCAAATAATGGACACGAGCTTTAAGGTCCTTCAACGCCTCGGTGCTAAATTGGACAGGAGTGATGTTGTTTTTGAACACGTCCGACGTCATGAAACTGAAATGCCCTTCATCATTGGAAAATGGAAGCTGCGGACTAAATGCAACAATGCAAGTGGTGGTTTTTGGACCACTATCTTGAATTGCATTACTGCTGAACTTTATTTCCGCTACGGTTTCAAAAAAGACCATCCTGGAAAAATCTTCGAAGCATTTATCTCCTTAGTTATTCTCGGAGATGATCACATTGTTTCAGTTTCCAAGGAAATTGAGTGGAACCCCTTGCAAATTGCAGCTTCCATGAGCAAAGTCGGTCAAGTCTACACAAGTGCTGTCAAAGAGCGTGAACTGACGAAGGATTATGAATCCTTTGATCAGATTCTGTTTCTTGGTCATTATTTTCGTAAAGTAGACGGCTCTTGGTCAGGTGCTTTGCGGAAGTCGACTCTTGAGGAGAGCGTTTTATGGACACGAAACAATGACCGAACCATTGTTCAGGAATGTCAACAGATGATCGAGTATGCCAGCCAATGGGACGAAGAGTATTATCGCTTTTTCAAGGATTCCGTTAATAACGCCCTGGAACGAGCCGGTCTTGACGTAGTTGAACTTCCGCCATGGAAATCTCTCCGACGTACTGTAGCTGAAAGAACCACAGAGAGTTCTGCTGATTTCCGTTTTGTGGCCCAAGCCGATACTGTTTTGGGAAAGGCTTTGACAGGTCCATCAGTTCATCAAGAAGGACTTGTTACCGTGGATACAATGACGAATGTGGTCTCACAGGACGTGGTTCTTAGTGGACGCGCCCCTTTGTCAAGCTCATTAAGCGAGTCTCCAGGTAGCATGAACATGGGCACCGAAAGCTTTGTTCGACGTGGACAATGGAACTGGTCAAATTCTGATTCTCTAGGGTCAATGATTTCAGGATTTTCACCGATCTCTATTCCTTACGGTTTGTTGGGCATGGGTGATCAGTCAAACATTCAAAATATGGGTTTTCAAAATTTTCAGTTCTCTGAACCGGACGTAGAGGTTAAAATTCAGCTTAACGGCGCTCCTACGCAGGCAGGTTGCTTGATGGCCTTTTTCGTTCCTTTGAGCGATGTGAACCCTCAATTTATCAATTGGTCTTCTTTGCCTCATGTAAAGTTGTCTCCGTGCGACAATCCAACAGCAACTTTAAGGATTCCTTATCGCTACTGGAGGACAATGACTGACAATCAGTTGGCCCATGATGTTACAATATCGACAGGTTACTTCCGCCTGGGAGTCTATTCTCCTCTTGTTTCGCTTTCATCGCCTCAAAACTGTGGAGTTACCATCTATTCTCGCTTCATCACCTCTCAGCGAATTCCACGAACTTTGCCACCGTCTTTAACGAACACGCGTCCGAAATACGGGTTTACACGTGGTACAGGATCGCTGGCAGGTCAGCTGCTTTCGAGCGATACTGCCTGGGTCGCAGAGGGAGGAAACGTCTCTACTACGAATGTGCAGAACACTTACTCTATTGGAGATGTCGCTGGAAATATCCCCATAGAAGGAAACACCAAGATTGGAGGCACCACCCAGTCGTTGGA